GAGAGTTTCCTCTCCCCCTTAGTCTTATGCGCCTTTAGATCCGTACACGCAACGAGGATCAGAGTAACCGTAGCTGTAACGCTCACGGGCTTTGAACCGTACATTGCCTGTATCAAAGTCGCCCTCCATCTTCGTAGACATCGGCATACGTTCAAAGTGAACGAAACCGCGAGGAGCATCCGTCTTAATGAAGAATGCGTCCGTGTCTGTCAGATAGTGGTTAACAACATAACCCTGCGGGAGCATACCCATGTTACGCATTGCGTTAACATCGTTGTCCGCAGAACCTGGACGAAGAGTAGACTCAAGAAGACGATCCGCCACGAACTGAAGTGCGGGAGGAATAATCAACTTTTGTCCACGAACCGAAACTTTAAGGCCGCGCTCATCAACATAAGCTGCAATGTCGATAAGAGCATTCTCAAGGCTGGTTTCGTTCAAGTCAGCATCTGTGCTGGGCTCGTTACGAAGCGATCCATTGTTTACAAGAGGATGGTCAGTAGCACAAAGCTCCTTACCATCACCACCAGCAAACGTGCTATCAAAAGCGTTGTTCAGCGTAGCTGCGCCCTTCACCTGTTTGGTGTTGGCCATGCTGCGTGCCAAAGCTTTCGTATAGCGAGAGGCGAGGCGATCATAAAGATTATCCTCGATTGCTTCTTCCGTAATGGAGAAAGCAAGCGCAATAGTCTCATGCGTGTACCGCGCCGTATACGCTTCTTGTGCATCATCAAAGGTAATTGCTGAACCTTCCTGCTTGACGGGTGCTGACCCGAAGCCTGAAAGCATAACCTCTTCTTCAAAAGCACGTTCCGAAGATTCAGTATCATAAATCTCCGAAGACTCATCGTCATACCGTGCATACTCAAGGCCGAAAAGGGCGTTGAGTCCGGGCTCTAGCTCTTTTGCTAGTTGGGCTCTGCTAATAGCCATTTTTCAATCCTCTCCTATACGCCAGTGGTTGAAACAGTGCCAGCAGCAATGGAACCCGTAGGTGCATTAAAGCTGTTGTTCAACCTGACAATTGCGCCAATTCCAGCAGCTGCGAAGTCCTGATTTTCAGGATCCTCAGTCCAACCCATAACCCGTAAAGTAAGGCTGTTGGTTGTTGCTAGGGTACTGATAGCCAAACGGCCCAACGATACACCTGTAGCATCGGTGCCCGTTATACCCGTAGACGTACTAGCATTCAAAAACACACTTGCGCGTGCTGTTGCCTTGCTCGTCCACGAGGCGTCCGTTGCAACGACATACAACTGACTAGGGTCGTCATTGATAAAAGCCTTAACGGGGTGGTTACTATCCGCTCCCGATCCGGGCCAGTAGTTACTCCAAACGGTTTTTCCAGTGGTGCTTGAGACATACTCACATCCTTGAAATACACCCAGAGCACTAACAGTTCCACCAGCGGCATTAGATGTATGGTCGATATACCCAGAAGCGAGGGGTACGACTATCTGTCCGTGGTAGAGTTTGCCAGTGTTGTCTGAGGCAATTTCATATGGAGTATATCCGGTAAGACCAGTGGAATTTGAACCTCCGCCCAACTTACTGATGGGACGTAGGCCAAAGCTTCCATTACTATTAGCCATTTAATTTTCTCCTAGTCCTCGGATTGAGGACCTCCAAAAGTTACACGAGATTGCCTATCAGGATTATTGATAGGCATTGCCGGATGCTGCTCACGAGCTAAGTCGTTATCAACAGCGGCCATTTGATTGCGTGTCATGCCACGAAAATGCTCGTCGCGTTCTTCAACAATCTCAAGCGGAATCCTTGCAAGTAAAAGACCACCTACGCCTATTACACCAGCATGTTTACCATCTTCAACGGTCGGGACCTCAAAGTCTGGGTATTCTTCACCACGTACCAGTTCCCATCCCTCTCGAGATCGTGCTGCTACGTTTTTACGGTCATCAAAACCCATTACTTCAGACCTGATCCACCGATGCTTGTAACCATCTGGCGGCGGCGGCGCGTCCAACATGGACGGGGGCTTCCAAGGTTCTCTGCGTGCTTGCCCTGCACGAGTTTGGTTGGCTCTAGGCGTTCTCGTAGACTTCTCGCGAGATGTGTTCTCAATAGTCATGGTTATTCCCTCACTTCACATATTTTGCGTATTCCTCAAGCGGCACATTTAGCTTCTTAGCTATAGCTACTTGAGAAGAGGTTAACCGCACAGTTTTCCGTCCACTTTTTTTGCGGGATGCGGAAGATTCAGCTGACGCAACCTTTCTTCCCCCGTTAGACTTAGACTTTAAATCAAACTTATTTGGAAATTCAGATCTAAGTCTACTGTCAAGTTCAGCATAGTAGTCATCTGAACTAGGGTCAAACCCCTCATCCTCTACCAAACGACGATGGATGCCGAAAGCACCATATGTCATAACCTCATCTTGGCCAAACCAGTCATTATCTGACGCCCAACTCTCCGCTTTTGGGTCGGCGGAAGCTTGAGGTGGGGCTGCTTGAGGTGGGGTTTCTTGAGGTTGCGGAACTTCAACGGAGCGATCCTGCGGCGATCTACCTTGGGTTTTTTGCAAAGACAAATCAGCCAATGCCTCTTGAGCATCAACAAGTTTGTCTACATCTCCAGTTTCATGGGCTTCTCGAAGAACGCGTTTCGCGGTTTCAAGTTCGCTTGAAACTCTTCCCTCGAACTGCTCAATATATCCCTTGTCCAAAGCGTCCATACGAGTTTTTAAGTCCGCATTTTCCTTCTGGATATTCTCCGCGTACTGAATTGCGCTTTGCTTTTGGCGCTCTTCCTCGCGAAAACGTTTGGTGAGCTCGTTAATGCGGCCTTTAACACCCGCGCTATACTCTTCAAGCTCCTCGTTTGAATCTTCCGAAGAGACTTCAACGGAATTATCATCCGAACTAGACTCATCGACTTGATCTGACGAAAGCTTAACATCAACCGAATCTTCTTCGGTGTCTCCTACGTCAATTTTAGTTTCTTCAGGCATGGTTCTTCTCCATGGTTTATGTCTTCTTTCTAAATATGTTTAATGTCATCAGGCTCAAGAATTGTAGCAATAACCTCGTCATCATTAATGACGCGGACCTCGCCTCCTTCAATCTTAAATCGGGCTCCTGCATATCTTCCGATACACACCCAATCGCCTTCACTACACCAACTACGATCTCCAAGGTCGCCAAATTTCGCAGAGTCCTGGTAAGCCAGAGGACCCACCTTCAAGACATAAGCAACCACTGTTGCTAAAGCCTCTCGGTCTCTAACTGCGTCGGGAATAAGAATACCCCCTTCAGTCGCAGCTTTACCCATGTATGGCATCACAAGTAAGCGCCAGCCTGTAGGCTGGGGCAGTCTCTCTTTCAAATTCTTGCTGACAAGAGAGGGGTCGAGAACTTTCTCACTTTTATCTATGTATGCAGACGATGCGGAATTCTTTAGTGTTTCTTTCTGAGGCTCTACTACGTGGTCTGGAACGTATAAAGTTTTGGTCATTCTTCCTCCGTGGTTTGCAGGAGATCCTTTATCTCCCGTTCAGTAAATTCTAGCCCTTGAAGCTCTCCTATAAGATGCCTGTAAGACTCCATGTCTTTAGGCGTACCATGTAGAATAGCGTCTTGGGTGAGTTCTATGCGACTTTGTATTGCTCTCAATAATTTGTAAGCAAAGGTCGTTGGGTCGGACATATTTTAGTAAGACCCCTTAAAATTCTTGCCTTTAATGGCACCGCCCTTGGAATACTTGACAGGGCCGCGCTTGCTGTAACTCATTCCACCACCCATGTAACCGAGTTCATCGCGCATCATACCACCCATGTTCATACCTTCTGGAACACCCAGCTGATCACGAGCCATGGCTTTCTGCTCTGGCGTGGCCATTTTAAGAACTCTTGCAGACGAAGAACGATCATAGTTGTTTGTTTCAGTTCCTGTGGGATTTGACATTGAGATTCCTAATGCTTCGATAACCTCGGAATCGGAAACACCACCTTCAGGGGTTCGTTTGTCTGGGTCAAACATTACATCAATTTCTTCTGCCATCAGAATGTCCTCACAGGTTTGCCGCGACCGGACATTGCCATGCCACCATCGTTGCGCTTCATGTACGCTTCTTGCAGAATCTGTGCGTCTCGGTTAGAAATTGAGTTAGCTGACATTTCCCCACTGAGGGAAGCTTGTAGCGCCTTCCTAAGAGCACGAGCACGACCCGCTTCTTGCAGAATCTGTGCGTCTCGGTTAGAAATTGAGTTAGCTGACATTTCCCCACTGAGGGAAGCTTCTCGCGCCTTCCTAAGAGCACGAGCACGAGCACGAGCTGCATTTGACATTGCCATCAGAAAGTCCCCTTTCCACTGTTATCGTTATAAGTAAGACCCTTCACTTGAATGGGAGGAGCGCCCTTGATACGGGCCATACCGCCGTCAGCCATATTCATTTCATAACCGCCCATTCCTGGGGCAGGCATTGGCCGGCGCTTCATGCCACCCATGTTCATGCCTTCGGCATCATTCATACTCTTTGCCTTTTTCATAAGACCACCTGCCTCTTTTTTAGAAACGTCCATCTGTTCGGACATTTGTTTAACCATTCTACTTTTAGCCATTAGAAGACCCTCACTTTCATCATACCACCAAGATTTGCACGTTTTACAGACTTTACCCTACGGGGTTTACCCGCAGGTTGGCCTAAACGTCTCTTTTGAGCAACTCTAGATTTCTTTTCGGACGCTGTTAACTCCCCGGATGTTTTAGGCGTCTTCTTAGAAACACGTTTGCTGGGCCGGCAATAAGGCGTTCCTCTCTTCTCGCCTTTCTTCCTGCCGCAAGGTTTTCCCGTCCTTACGTCAACCCAATCTTCTTTAAACCAACGTTTAAGAGCCGCCCCTTTTTTAGTCTTACGAACGGCCATCAGAATATCTTAACTTTTTTCCCGCCGTGACGAGGCATAACGGCTCCGCAACCATTGGTCTGAACGGTACCGCCAACAGCCCTTTTGGTTTTGTTACCCCAGTTGCTGGCGCCAACCTTTCGGCATTTAGCTATCGCTCCTGACGCATAAGCAGACGGAAACACCTTATAGCGTGCCTTAACCTTTCGATAACAAGCGTCTTTTGTAGCCATCAGCACTTCCACCTTCTACGAGCTTGCCTAATACGTGAGTTAGGGTCGTTCTTAGTTTTGGCAGAACTTTTCTTCAACTGTCCTGCCGATCTAGCGCAATAACTCTTACGACGCTTGGCAGCCGCGCTGCCCTTCTTAACTTTTCCGGTGACCGCTGTTTTAAGCTTAGACCCAGGATTGGCTTTACGATAAGCGGCAACGCCCTTCTTCGTCATTCCAGCACCCTTGCTGGTCTTACGATAGTTGGCGCCTTTGCCGCTAGTAGTGCGGCGTATGGGGCTCTGCCTTTTAATAGCCATATTGTTTCACGTGAAACATTACGCCCTCTTCCTAGCCTTTTTCTTTGCCGAAGCCGAAGGCAACTCCGCATAGTGGTAAAGTTTCTTGCTGGCAGTACCGTGTTTAGACCCGCTATGAAGATCGCCATTGGGCATCTTGTGTGTCCCTCCAGGATGTTTGGTTCCATCCTTGAAGTAATGGGTCATGTTTTTGGCCATTAAAAAATCCTCGTCTTCCGCGCTATACCACCATCGTTTCGTTTAATAATTTCTGTTGCCGCTTTTCTAGCGAGGCGAGAACCTCTTTTGCCTTCCTCGTCTTGAAAGATGTCTTGGACTGCTGCACCCGCATCAATAGCCGCCGCCGCTAAGGCCCCTCCTCCAAGATTAGAATTTGCCTTGAGTTTGGCGGCAGGAATCGCCGTCATCATGCGTTGGTTAAACCTTTTGCCAAGGGAGGGGCTTGAGTAATAAGGCTTGCCGGGACTTACCTTTATTACTTTACTTTTAGACTTTGATTTAGGTTTAGGCGCTTTCGCCTTCTGTGCTTCTAAAGTACTTCCCATAACTAGTTTCCTCTTCCAGGTGTGCCTTGATTGATCCGCTCACGGTTAACCTCGGCGCGTAGCAGAGCGATATCCTCCTGAGAATCAATCTTGTCAGCGGACATCTGTTCCTTAGCGTCCTCT